GGGGGCGGCGATGAGGGTGGGGGGCTCAAATAGCGAACCCCCCTCCCCCGGTGTCGACGAAGAAATTTTATTTTTCAATCATCGATCTCAAAAGTTTGATAGAAATTTGTTCCATCAAGATTGAGAATTCGATCAATTGCATTTTCAATTTCTTCGATTTCAAGTTCTTCACTTAACGAATCGCTTGATGTGCACAGCCTGGCCAGGAGGCCACAGGTACCGTAACCGTGGGCAGTGTCAAAAGCAAACCATTCGTCCCATGAAGTTCTTGGATCGTAAGGATTGTCCACTGTAGACAGCATCCTAGCCATAGTAGACCTCCTCAGAGAGGCCCTGTGAGAGGGTGTGTACCATGGTGTGGTCAGCCCTCCTCAAGAGCACGGTGTACAGAAGTTGTAGAGATTCCCAAAGCTTCAGCAATCTCAGCAGCAGTCTTTCCTCTACTACTCATAGCCTTGGCTCTGGACACCATGCTGGACGATACCTTAGGCTGCGACCTAGGTGTAGCCAGTTCCCTAACTACTGATTCATCAGCAAGTTCAAGAACCTTGTTGAGAGCAGCCTGTGAGACAGCACCTTCCTGGATAGCCTGCCACTCTCGAGGAGTGATAGCGAAAGGCTTCTTACCAGCCCCCGTTCTTGAACGGGCCTCGGCTAAAGCCTGGCGGCGGGCTTTCTGGAGGCGCTCCTTATCAGTGGCTAGAGTAGGATCAGCCTGCTTCTTAGCCCTGATGACCGCATCAGCTAGGACCTGTGCCTGTCTTTCCCTGGGTTTATTCCGGAGGGCCTCGTTAACTTTGGCCTTGAGGGACTTAACTTCAGGGGCATATGTCTTGGAGGCCTGGGGGTTCTTTCGAACCGAGGGGATAGCAAGCGTAGCCTTACGGGCTTCGTTAGCCATAGCCTTCAGTTCGTTAGAGTGGTTGGCATAGACCGTTTCGATAGCACTCCCGTTCTTAGAAACGAGGGAGTATGCATCATGGGTCTCGGCCAACTTAGTAGACTTCTCAGTACGAAGCACAGTCTTACCATGCTTGTCTACATAAGTAGCCCCAGTCTCTTCATAGACCTTGCGTCCAGTCTTCTTGTCGATAGGCCCACCCTTTGAAGCGGACCGGGCTTTTCTTTCAGCAACACGCTTCTCGGAAGAAGCACGGCTGATCAGAGTAGAAGCCCCGGCGTTTGCCTTACCCTGGTATTTCTTCTTGAGGGCGGCGATACCATTATCAATCTCGGACTGCTTGTAGTTGAGCTTGTGCTTTTCAGCATCAATCACAACCATGGAGTGTCGAACAGCACGGGCAATCTCAGCCTGGTTTGCACCACCGATAGTCATATCAGTAATGAGGTTTGAAACCTCACCCATCTTCATCTGCTTCTGCTTAGAAGTCATGGGCTTCATACCAGGGTATGCCGGATACATAGCCTTAGGGTCGAAGTCCTTCAGCCCTTTAAGAGCTGGTGATGTCTTGACCTTTCCGCTATTGTTTGGAATGCAGAGAACTGAGTCACCATCAAAGTCCGCACCAGACAAACGCTCAGCGACCTTGGGGTGGATACCGATAGCATCCTTAACCTTAGTCCCTATGGCTTTTCTGGCATGGGGGTTTTTATTGTTGACTGTCAGTTCCGGGATCTCGAATCGTCCACCATGAGGGTGACGAACAAGAACAACCTTCTCCCCATGTTTGAAGTTGGGGGCGTAAACCTCCGTGGTCTTCATCTTGGGTACGGGAAGGATTACCTGGCTGGCCTGTCGAGGAAGAGCAGCGGCCTTCAGATCCACGGCGTCAGAATCCACTGAGTCTGCGAAAGACTGCAGCAGCTTCTTCTTGACGGAGGGATTCGTCAGGGCCATGATCTCTTCGAACTCAGCACGGCGCTTATCCCGAACCTTCTGCAGCTGCTGCTTAGCAAGAGAGACGGGCTGCTTCGAGAGGAACTGGGAGCTCAAGGTCTTCGACCAATCACCCCAAGTACCCTCATCGTTGACGATGTTCATCGCCGACAGCTTCTTCTTGCCGTGGGCATCTGTGTAGTGAAGCTGCTTGCGAATCACCGAACCGAAGGGGTTCGAAGGATCGCCAGTCTGCTTCTTGAGGGCGTCAAGCTTATTGCCGGTGGGGTTCTTGTTGGTGTTGAACCGGAGATCATACCCCTTAGGAATGTCATCCGAGTACATCGCCATACCTTTGAGGTAGTGCGTACCATCAACAGAGATACGAACCTGGGCATAGTTTGAGCCGCCGAGGGAGAGGTCTTTGACTCCTCGTCGAACCTCAATAACGCCGTCCATATCGGTACCACCCTCGTTTCCATAGCGAACCTTCAGTCGCTTGCTGGAAACTGCAGTGGGCTTCTCGATGCCGTACACGGTACGACCCCGGTCCTCAATATTGACACCGGGGGCTTTAATTTCGCCACGCTTGGCCAGAACCGTCTTGTAGTCCATGCCCGGAGGCACCAGGACCTTCATTTCGGTGAACTTACCAGTCGTCTGCTGCTGGACCTTCACCTTGTGGACGTGATAGCCCTCGGCCTCGAGCATGGCGGTTGCGGTCTTCATCTTGGTGCTCGTAACACCCATGTTGACCTCAACGCCGAGTCCGACGTCAAGGAGACCGTCCTTACCGACCTGCTTCTTGAGCTCCTTGGCAAGCGCCTCAGTACTCCCCGCCCTTTCTTTGAGGGTGGGGTCTAAAAGCGCTCGAACGGAGGACTCGTTGATGCCCATACGGCGACCAATGGCCGTGTTGGACATCCCCTTCTCCTTGAGCCGGGCCACCATTGCAACGTCAGCCTTACGCTTCTCGTTCTTGGCAATGGACTTCTGGGCTCGAAGCTGGGTGGTGGTCATTCCAAGACCCTTGGCGATCTCAGTCTCAGAGAGACCCTTCGCCTTGAGGTCCTTGATAGTTGAAAGCAGGTCACCAGAGTGCTGATGCGGGTCCTGACCAGAACCCCAAGGATAGCGCCCGGAACGGCGCTTAACACCATAGTGGGCGAGATCCATTAGGCCTCCTCTTCCTTGATCTTCTCGATCAGCTTATCAAACTGGATGATGGTGTCCATGATTCGGGCAATATCCTCGCCCTCAGGGTTTGCTACCTGAATATCGTCATTCTGGTAGATACGGAGCTCGTAGTTAATAGCTCCAGGACGCTCATCATACTCGAGGCAGAAGAGCGCGGCGTAGATCATGAGCTGATCAACCTTAGCCGGGTGAACGCCCGTCTTCAGATCGTGGATGCGAAGCAGGCCCTTGTCAAAGGAGATAGCGTCAGCAGTGCCAAAGCAGTTGACCGAGTAAAACAGGACTTGCTCCGGGACCATCCGAAACCCAATAGCATCGTTAACATAGTTATTGAACGTCACCTTGTTTCGGGGCATGCGCATCTTCAAACGAATGTGCTCAGCAGCGAGCTCGTGAAGACGGGTACCTTTTGCTGCGGCCTGGGAAGTCCGGAAGGACTCGATAAGTTTGTCGGGTGAGTAGTTGAGCCAGTGATACTTACTGGCACTCAGGAATGCGTGGGCTCCGTTAAGCTGTGAGTGATTGTTGAACTTCACTGAGGATCTCGCTCTCGTTCTCAGGATAGATGAATGCTGCATACGACATAGCATGCATTGTCCGAACGTAGTGTGCCTGGTTCGGACGGACTGACGCAATAGCGCCTCGCTTCACCTCAAGGGCTGCCCAACGATTCTTATAGAGAAGAATCAGATCGGGGATACCTTGAATGTAGTTGGGGTCATTTTTCAGAATGATGATCCCGGGCAGCATCTTGTTCAGCTTCTTGATGAGCTGTGCTTGGAATTGTGACTCACGCATAGTGTGCTCCTCTGGGTAAGCCTATAAGAAGGGATAGGCTTGTTTCTATCCTTCTTATCATTATATGCGTAGTTTGCGACGAGGGGTGTCACACGTATTGTATAGGGGGTATTCTTGAGAAAGAGTGGGTTTTGTTACAGATGTGACTGATGTGAAAATTCGATCGATAAACATCATCAAACATCATCAAACATCGCCAAACTAGGGTGGGGACAAAAAACCCAAAAAATCCCTATACTCTATATAATATTAAAAAATCAATCAATCAATCAATATATATATTTTACTAAAAATGGCCACTTTGCGACCTTTCGTTGCAATTCCAAGGAAAAGTCCACAATACGTGTGACACCTAAGTGTCCACTTTTTTGTCCACAATACGTGTGATGAGTAACATCTGTCACCTCTGTAACATACAAAAATGGCCAGTGGGACGGAAAAATGGCCACCAAATACAAAGTGACCACTCTCCCGACCCACCGTCGCACGTATTCTAACCGACGAATGCCCTCTCGTTGAACACCTTCTTCGAGCTCAGCGACCGCCGAACAGCCTTGTCGATCGACGAATCCGACTCAAGAAAGTAGTACTTCAACCGAGAATATGGCGTGTTCAATCGGTCGATCCGACCCTCACACTGCTCCGTCACTCGCCAGGAATAGTTGAGGGACCAGAAGAGAACCGTATCGGTACTAGTACAGTTCCATCCCTCTGCTGCCGAGGTGTACTGACAGATATAGATCCATCGATCTCCTCCTGGAATAGCATCGTGCCGATGTCCATTCCATTGCGCTGTAGGCACTCCAAGGCTCTCCGCAACTGCAAGGATTCGATCGAGCTCATAGTTGTAATTGTAGAATACGATAACCCTCTCATTGCTTGAGAGTATGCGCTTGGCTTGCTCTGAACGCCAGTCATTATCACTGACCACCTTTCTCAAGATTCTGCAGACCCCACCTGCGTCTCGAAGGGGTTCCTCTGTCCAGGGATCCATCCTGTTCTTCACGACCCACTTGTACAAGTCACGGTCGTAGTCGCAGTATACCGTCTCCCTCTCACGAGTAGTGTGTCGCTCCACCGGCATCTCCACAAGGATACTCCGACGAAGTCGCTGCAGCTTCGCCTCCCCTATGTATCGTTTGACCTTGGGGTATTTTGCGAAGCGGTCAAATATGACATGATCCTCCATGAACTCCGTACGAGTCCTGAAGAATCCATGCGCCATGAATACTGGGAGGTAGTCCATCCAGACATCCCCAGGGGTGGCCGAGAGCAGAAGCCAGGTGTTCTTACGAGTGATCTTCAAGAACTCCTTGGCCCAGCGCCCACTGCCGGAAGCACGCTGTTCATCGAAAAAGAATACCGCGTGTTCTCGATCCGAGTACTTCCCGATGTTGTTCCACGAGTCCACCACAATGGATGAACCTGTGAAACTACATGTAGGATCTGTACTCAGACCGAGACGCGCAGCTTCTTCCTCCCACTCAAGGGAGTCCCGCTTCTTAGCGGTTGTGATGACATACAGCGTAGGGGAGCCCTCGACCTTCTTCTTAGCCAAGGACCCCCCTTTCTTGAACGAGGCGGCGTTACAAACCGACGTGAGGTACCACGCCAAGCTTGTCAGGGTCTTCCCCGAACCAACGCCACCTGCCAAGATGCTGCCGTTCTGCAGTTGACGCACCGCCTGGATCTGCTCAGGGCGATACGTAACTGTCATGGTTAGTGTGCTCTCCTTTCGAGACATGATCCGAAGATCCACTCATCGAACTCAGACCGGGTCTCTTCAAAGAGCTCATCCATCCGAGCGTTGTAGTCGTCATACCAGGCCTGTCGGTATGCCGAGTACGAAACGAGATCCAGGTTCTCGAGACGGGCATTAGCCATGTCACCATTCAAGTGGATGACATAGTGCCCCCTCCCAGGCTCTCCGTTAAACGCACGCCAGATAGTCACACCACAGCGAACCATGGTCTGCTTACCTGAGTCATCGCGATACAGGGAGAACCCGGGAGCCCCGTCTGAGCACTTCTGAATCCGAAGAACTCGCCCGCTCGAGATATTCCGCACCCGACCGAGATCAGATGCCTCATACCTTGAGTAGGGGTGGGGTAAACTTCGCCAGCGCTCAGTCAATGTACATAGCCTTGATGTGATCCAGGAGATACTTCTGCTCGCCCGTCTCCGAGTCCGTAACGATACGGAGCTTGATTGCCGGGCGGTTGTAGTAGTACCGCTTGTTCTTCTCCTCATCCTGGAAGACGAAGAACAGGACACCCTTTGCGATCTCCTGAACCCGGATAAGACGCATTGGGACACCCGAGACTGTCACATCCAGGATAGCGTCGGCTCGGAGAGTCTGCTTGATCTCCTCGAGGTCCTTGATCTCCTGAGTCGGGTCGTCAAGAGACCAGGAACCCGAGATGGGGTTGTAGATGAACTTCTGAGTCAGAGGCATGCGAATCTCCTTCATGAAGTCGCTGTCCTGCCGCTTGAGATAGAGCCCCCAGAACGAGCCATCTGCGTCCACGTCTAGCTTCAGCCCCATCACATGCCAGAACTTGCCGTCGTGGTTGACGATAACCGGGTGCAGCTTCTGGAATGTCTGATCGAGCCAGATCTGGTCGAACTGCTCGAGGTTGATGCGCTTAGTGCTTCCCATGTGAATAGCCTTCCATGCTTGCTGGGGTCGGTACTGGATGAACTCATACTCCTCAATGTTCTTGAGGAGAATACTCTCTTGCGGAAAGGTGTTGATTGTAAACAGGACCGCGCTTTCGGTATCTACGTCATAGAGTCGCCGATACTCGAGGATCCGTACCTCTCCCTCGGACGCCTTAAACTCCACATACATAGCATTTCCAGACGCATATGTGTCATGAATATGCGCCAGAAAGTCCTTACCCTTGATAATACGGGGGGTCTTGTACCATCCGCCATCAGTGAGCTCCATCATGTCCACCTCAGAAATAACGGATCGTGTCAGCGGCCCACTCGACATTCTCAAGGACCCAGTCGTAAGACTGGTGACCCTTCTCGTTCGTCATGGTGTGCCGGGTGAACTTGGACTTCTGAGCGTCCGACATATGGAAGGTGTACCAGTGGTCCTTCTCTCGCTCAGCCGTGATCCACAGATCAGTCGAGCCGGGAACCCGCATGAATGACTTAACGTGATACTGCCGGGACTCGTAGAAGAACGGAGCAGGCCTACCCTCACGAGCAGTCCAGTAGTCGTAGTACTCCTTGCTATTGTAAGTCTTCCGCTCCTCAGCGAGGAAGAGAACCGACCCATTGCTCATCAGGTCGCCGTTCTTGATCCGCATCTTGGTGATGAGACCTTCAGCGTTCGTCATATACATGATCCACTGGTCATCGCAAGTGGGCTTGAACTCGGTGACGAAGAGGTCCTTGTTTCGGTAGATGAACGTGGGAAGCATGACCCCGTCCGTCTCCTTGAGCTTAGCAAGATACTGCATACGAAGCTCGTAGATGTCAACGGGACCCTCGTCAATCTTGATAAGAGTGATCATTTTGTGCTCCTTTTAATGCGTCGTGGAATGTCGTACTCGTCGAGAAGGTAGTCCATGAATGCGAAGAGATCCTTCTCAATCTCATCCGCAAGCTCTCGATTTCGAACTTGAGAAACGTCAACGATAAAACGATAGCTGTTGTTCGCAGTCCGCTTCTCAAGGTGAACGGAACACCGTGGCGTACGACGACGCTCCGGGTTCTTGATGTAGTCGAGCACGATCTCTCGACCAGGCTTAAGATCCGGGTTAGGATACAGAGTCTCTCGAGGTTCCTTGCCCTCAGCTCGATCTCGCTTACGAGCTTCAGAGAGGGCCTTCTTCTCGAACTCCTCTGACTCCTTGACCGCCTTCAGAATATCATCAGCACTGACGATAAGTCGGCTAGCCACGTGTGTCCTTTCTGTGAGTGGGGAACCCCGGGGCCCTTTTACAGACCCCGGGGTATAAAATCAGCCGCGCCGCATCTCCCTGATGAAGATCCAGATCAGCCAGAATCCACCGGTCACTGAGACCATGAAGACATCAAACAGGAAGTTGAAGAAACCGTAGCGTCGCATCAGGCAGCCTCCTCCATGTCGTCGTACTTAGCGTCCAGCGGGTCCTCGGCGATTGTGACATACATGGTGCCCAAATATGCCTTCACACCGGTGTTCCCATTCGCCTCCCAGACATAGGGGTTGATCGTGAGATCCACGTTCAGGATCTCGACGTAGTCCAGAGAGTCGATCGTCTGCTCGTTGATGTAAACCTTCCGTCGAGTCAGGTTCGGAATGCAGACAATCTTCGGAGGACGGCTTCGGTAAGAGGCCTCCACCTTAATGTAGTGAGTCAGGGCATCCGGGTCATTCCGAGACTCCCGGGTCTTCACATTCCAGTCATCCCGCTCGAGCTCAGGGACCATGTCCTCGGGAATCTCCACACAGAAGGTGCGCTTGGTGCCACCGGCGAAAGGACCAGAGGCGGAGAAGTCCTTGAAGAAGATGCGTGCGTTCTCGATAGTGATGTTCTTGGGTCGTGCCATTGTGTTCTCCTTAGATTAGGCTCGGAAGTCTGGGTGGATGTTTGAAGAATCGCCCTGTGCTAGCTCAAGCACTCGAGAGATGAACCTGGTGAGGTTCTTCTTCTGTCGGCACTTGAAGAGGATGGTACGGATCCCACCTGTGAAGTTGATGTCTGCGTAGACGACGTTCAGCCCCTTATAGAAGCTGACCTCTGTGTCGTCTGAAAGGTCGAAGTGCATCTGATGACTATACTTGCCAACCCAGGAGGGCTTGACGTTGCTCCGCTTGTCAATGTACTCCTCAAGCTTGACATCCTCGAACTCATAGGCCTCCTCGTTCAGGTCGCCATTGAGGTCGAAGTAGTCAATAACACTGGGGTTTTTCTTACTCATGCGATCCACTCGTCCTTAAGGTCGATCTTATCGTGCATGATCTGCCTGAGGAACTCACAGGCGATCTGGTACTCACGGTTGTTGTAAATATAGATGGGCTTGATGGTGATGTCCTCGTCGTGGAGGAACACGCGCATCACGATGATCCGGTGGATGGGATCATAGGTGACGATAAAGCTGTCCCCGTTCTTGAGTTGGTACTCAATGATATCGGGGGCGTTACAGATGACGAGAATATCGTCAACGTCATTCTTCTCGCGATACTCCACCCCTCGACGGAATGCCTCGAAGCAGTCCTTGAGCTCAATGAACTCGGTATCGATCCGAAGATGGGTATCGTGGGCGACAATCTTTCCTGGCATGTGTGCTCCTTTCAGAAAAGCCTATACCCCAAGTTAATGGGGTATAAGCGAGATCAGTCTTCGATCTCGACGTGGTCTCGAGCTTCCTGTACGGCCTTGACGGTCGCATCGAACTGCAGCTCCACTTCGCGGGCAACGATTGCACTAGCAGCGACACCAGTGCCCACGGATCCGAACCAAAGCAGAATCTTAGCGATTCCATTTGCGTTCGAAACCAGGGGCTTGGTGAGCTTGCTGGCAATCATACCAGCTCCAATGGAGGAGAGTCCGGAGATGATAATCTTGGCAACGGGCAGCATGAGGGTTTCCTTTCGAGTAGAGGGGTCTCATATTACCCTTAGTTTCTGACGCGGACCCCCGGGCCCTTTTACAGACCCGGGGGCTTTTACACATCAGGTGTAGTTGTACCGGAAGCAGTTAGCGTCCTGCACGTGAATCCGGGTCCAACCATGCCAGCGAGACCACATCCACATCCAACGTCCACACATATCACTTCACCTCCTCGTAGTAAAGTCGAGAAATAGTCTTCCTGCTCGAGCCAGGCATAAAGACCAGCTCGTTCAGGCCATCATGGGTAAACATGTACGTAGTCCAGTGTACCCAGTTGAAGCACAGAATCTTGCCGTCTCGGGGACAGGCGATTCGACAGTACCCCAGGTCGTCCTTGAGGATGCGGGCATTCCAATACTTATTGACTCGCCCATCCTGAGAATATACAGTCACTGTGAAGTGTTTGACGTTGACCCCGTAGACGATCGGGTCGTCAAGAACTGGGTCTCGATCCTTCTCTATCGAGTGCTCTTTGTACGGACCCCACTGATTCTCGTACTCAGCCATCGTTGTCTCCGTTCCAGATATACGGCTCAAGCTCCAAGGGTGAAGGCCTCGAAGTCCCCGAATTCTCCCACCGCAGCCTTTGCAGCGTCAGCAAGACCTTCGAAGTAACGCCACTCGACGTACTCCTTCCAGTCTTCTGCGTGAGCTTCCTTGAAGGACTCGAACTGTACCCACCGGTAACCGGTACTGCCTGATGCGGCATGGTACGCACCATCTTTCTCGCGGAGAAGGATCCCGCCTCCACGGTTCACGGGGACGAAGGCGCCGGTCTTGCCGACGAACTCCATCTCAGGGTTGTCTTCTGTTCCGTTGTTCAGATACAGAGCAGTGGTGACGCTCTTGGTCTCCGCCACGTCTCGAATATCCAGCTCCTCCTTCGAGAAGAGCTCCTTGAAGACGTAGGGGTGCTGGAACTGGGCACCAGTGGCGCTCCACTTCCCATCCTCGTAGTCGACATATACGGCCTTGTTCACGAGACACATACGGTCGTAAGTAGCCTCGTGCTCGAATGTGTAGCCGTACTTCTTGCCGAACTCCATGACCTTCTCGATGATCTCGGGAGTAGCCCTCGGGATCTTGATCGAGTCGGTCTTGATGTGCGCAACGTCGAAGCCCTGCTCCTGGACGAAGTGCTTCAGATCCACCATAAACAGAGCGCCACGCTTTGCGACGATATTGTCTACGTTCCTGGGGTCTTTGAAAGCATTGGGGAACTTCGCTGCAGTGAGGCCGTACACCGAGTTGATGACGATCTTGAGAGCAAAGGCCAGTGCCTCATAGTCAACACCCTCCTCGAGGAATGGCTTGAGTGCTCCGTCCAGAAGAGACCCGGCTAGCTTGTCGTCGTGGTGCTTGATTGCGACTCGGGCCTGCTTGATCTCGCTGAAACGCTGAGTGTATCGGTCTCCGAAGAGGTTGAGACACTCGATTGAAGTGGGATGCATGCTCGCAACGTCGAGAAGGGCGACGTCGACGTAGATTCCGGGCTCGGCGTAGACGTATCCGCCCTCACCGACCTCCTCCCCACGATAGGTAGACTTGCCGAAAGCGTACTGATAGCCAGGGAATTGCTCACTGAGATCGGTGTAAACGAACTCACTCTGGGGGTTCCTGTTCTTTCCGAAGATGATGTACTGACTGTGCTTGTTGGTCGTGTCATTAGGAGTCAAACCAGACAGTTCGGCAAGCATGAGGCGGGCCTGCCAGTCTGCATGGAGGTGATCGAATACCGCCTCGGTGGCGATAACGTCGTTGTCACAGTAGGCTGCAACTTCCTCCCAACGATCCTCGGGAACGTTCTCGTCCCAAGGAATACCAAGCTCCTGATGGTGCAGACCAAGCTCGATCTCCCACTTCTTGAGGGACATCTTGGTGGCTGCGAAGTCGTACACATCGGTGTAGGACAGGTTATACGCCTCAACGAATCCAGCAGTGACGCTGTTCTCGATGATCCGCTTACTCAAGTCGTACAGCTTGGCATTATTAAAGCCCAGCGTACGAGCGTAGAGAATATGGTTGTCGTACTTACGGCAGTTGAATCCGACAAGCCGCATCTCGCAGAGGGCCTCGATCTCCTCAGGGGTGGGGTTAATCATCCGATGTACCGTCGGATTACCCTTCACCTTCCAGTTCACGAGGAACAGGTTCGGGAATACCTCGCAGTCGAAGAAGACCAGCTCACCAGTCGGGAATCCTACGGACTTCTCCTCAGGATCCTCGTTAGTGAACGGCATCTCCATCACGGTCTTGATAGCCGCCTCGGACTGATGGGTCGAGTTCATGGCGAATGCCAGCACACGAGGCTTCAGGTCCTTTACGTCATAGACCATCCCCTGTTCCTTGGCGTCACGAAGGATCTTGGCGATGAAGTCGACCGAGGGCTTTGTTGAGGGATGGATCTCCTTCCGAAGGTTGCGCTCAATAAGCTCCCTGACCTTCCTCTCATTGGCCATGGTGGTCTTGTTGATCACTTTCTTCTCCTTAAACGGCAGCCCTTCCGAAATATGAGCCACCGGGATGTTGTTGCAGTGGGTGACCTTTCTCCTCAGAGAGGAATCACCAGTGAAGACCTTGATCTCAATGTCTTCGTCGTAGAGCCTCGCCAGTTCGGAAGGGTCTCCGTCGTAGATGTAGTGGAGATGAACTCCATTACCACCTTGGCTGGTCTCGGCGTAGGTAGGGGGCCATTCCGAGGCGGCCTGTAGGTTTCGATTAAGGTCCTTCCTACCGTCCGTCTTGATATCAAAGTCGATGACGATGTGGTTCTCTGGGACTTTGACGTAGTGGACTTCATGAGTATCTATCTCACGAAGAGTGGTTCGAACGTTTGCCCATCGGAACTGCGGAGTCCCATGATCTCCGGCTCTCTGGGCTGGACAGTCCGCCAGAAGGTCGTCGAGAATGGACTCGGAGTAGTCGAGGGCCAGTGAATATGGCTCCTCTGGAGAAGCCTCGAGTTCGGCAGGATCCAGTAAGTAATCCCTGAAGCCGGAATAGACACTGCGTAGTCTATTGCCGTCATGCTGTACACGTGAATGAAACTCGTCAAAGTAATCTTTGAGTTCTTCACGGAAGATGTATCGGCTCTTCGGGTACGGGATATTACTCTCACTACAGTACTCCTTATACAGCTTATATGCCATAGTGAGACTAACGTACTTCTCTTCCTTGAATAGGAGATAGTTCTCCTCAACAAAGTTGTAGAGCACATTGGTCTTCATCATCATGTCCTGGGGCTTATAAGCATCGTAGTAGTGCTTACCAAGACTCCTATAAACCCCAAGACAGTGATTTGCAATCTTTCCAAGCTCATCTCGGATCTGCGTCATCAAGGTCTGGTACTCGTCAGCCCCCACTGTTTGTCCGGTGGGGGAGATATCAATAAGTCGACGGATAATACCAGACTTCGAGTCGGTGATCTTGACTGGCTTGTTGGTACCGATGAAGAGGAGAGCGTTGATTCGCTTGGGGTAGCGCTTCACACCCTTCTCGTTGATCAGGATCGTCTCATGTGCAACCACGCTGTTAAGAAGGCCATTAGTCTCGATCCGAGAGAGGTCTCCATCTTGGTCGATGGCCACGAGCGAACTCTTGCCGAGAGAGCTGGTCGCAAACTGATCTGACTTGGATCCAAGAGCCCCTGCATCGAATGTAGTTGTATAGCCTTGGAATAGAAGCTCCAGAATATTGAGGACCGTTGACTTTCCGGAACCCGGGGGACCATATAGGACGGCAAACTTCTGAATCCTCTTAGAGTCGCCAGCCACAATGGAGCCGATGAGCCACTCAAGCTTTCGTCGAGCATCCTCATCATATAGAGTTCCAACGAGAGATCCCCAAGCGACCGGTTCGCCCTCCTCGAGAGAGTATGGCAGCCTTGCAGTGGCATAGTCTTCCTTTCTAGGAGTACTGTCCGCAAATATGAGCTTGCTGTTAAGCTCCTGGCCGTTGTCAGGGAGCCTGGACTTCCAAGTCTGGAAGCTGGTCCATAGTCCAGTGTTGTAGTTGGACATAGTTTTCACAACGGTCTCGATCTGACCCTTGTGGTTCTTCTGGTGCTCGAAGAGGGACCGGTCTACAAACGTAGCGACGTCAAACTCGTCTGTAGACCAGAGCCCCTTCTCCTCATCCCAGATTGCCTGGAAGTCTCGCCCCTGAATGAGAATATCCCTCGACCGTCCGACGAGGAACTCAGGGTAGATTTCCACCTTTCCACTCTTTGTGGTACGCTCGCAGATTCGGTAGAAATCCATGAGGCTCCTTACATATAGTTCTCGTTTGCGTAGGCGTTCATCTGGGCCCAGAGCTCAGCCTTCCGCATATCACGTGCGCCATGAAGCGGGATCGCACGAAGAGGGAACATGGATCCGTGTCCCATCTTGGTGTAATCCCGCGAGTTGATCCGCTCAAGGATGGAGTCGACTTCCTCCTCATGGCGGGGGTTGAACAGGGCCTCATCGTTATAGTCGTAGAGGCCACAGTTCTTCACCATCTCCCAGAAGTACCATTCGATGGAATATGGTGTATCATCATCCTCGAGCATCATGTCCATACGCTCGGCCAAAGCGATGAACATCTCGAGCATGGAGCAAGACTGCTCGTTAAGCCAGACGTAGGACACATCAGGGTTCTCCCGAGTGAATGCCCTACGAAGGTCAATACCATCCTGTGCACGGTTGATGTCGTTCTGGATCGTCACCCGGAACGGCGTCTGGTGCATGATCTCGAGCAGGCTCAAATATGACTCCTCCGGACACTCCGCCTTACGGGTGTCTCCGGTTCGGTCGACAAGCCACTCGAAATATGAGTTATCCGGTGCCGCCTCGATCATTACTCGTCCTCGTAATACTCAACCCCGAGAACCGAGTGCTCGTACGAGTCGTCGAGAAGAGTGATCTCGAAGTCCGCGTGGCGGCTCATGCTTCGGACGTAGATGATGGAATCGGAGGCAGACACACCGCTAATGATGTTGTCGAACCAGGACGTATCCTGCATAGGAACGCCCCGGTTGTCAGCGAATACATCGTCCTCCATGTAGTACGTGAGCTCGACATGCTCCTGATGACCCTTAGCCCGATATTCATCTTCGGTAATCTGGTAGGCCTCGAAGTGCTGTCGATCCATCGTACGCTTGGTTACTTCCTCCTGGTCGGAATCTTCCACAGGAGTCGGAGAGTAGTCCACAGCAACGCTCTGTACCACCGGCTCAGGATCGGGTTCGCGATCCTCTGAATCAGAGCCATCTCCCACTCGCTCTTTGTGCTTCGCTTCAGCAATTTCTGCAAGCTCCTTGTTGATCTCGATTGTTGCTTCCTGGAAGTCCTGCTCGAACTTGCGAGCAAGAACGAAATATACGCCAAGGCCGCCTGTGACAGCCCCGGCTGCGAAATATGCGATCTTGTCAAGCATGGTCACCTCAGATCTTGTCGTACATCACGCCGTCGACATTGAAGTCCAGCGCCCACTTGGTGACAGTACGACCGTTCTTGTCCTCACCCTCGAAGGTGCCCTCGAAGATGTTGAAGTCGACGAAGTCGTCTCCGTTACCCTTGACCCAACCAGTCACAGCACCAGCGGGAGTGTGGGGGAACCCAAGCATCTTGTAGACCTCATTGAGAAAGATGTGCCCACGAGTCTGCAGAATATCATTCGCGTACTGCTGCTGGCACTTGAGGTGCAGCATGGACAGGTCCTCATCAGCAGACCAGTTGATGTTCTCGTCATCGAAGATAACGCCATAGGGCGAGACACTGTCGACAGCGGAGATCGCCTCGAGAGTCATCTCGTCCTTGGTGAGGTCCTCGTCAGCTACAGAGACGATAGCGTCCAGCACTGCATCTTTACCGAACTTGGACTCGATCTTCTTCTTGTAGGTCTTAAAGGCCTGGTCCACAGCAGCATAAGCCGCAGCGAGAGAAGCATTCCGCTTCAGCATGATCCCGTGTCCGGTGATCAGAGAAGCGATAGAGGCCGCCCCAAGAATCAGGGCGGGGGCATAAAGCTTGCCGAGCTTGGTGGTCATTCGGGTGTAGAGGATGACCTTGTCCCGAGTGGCGTCCTTGTCAGTGAGCTTGCCGTCCTCGTGGGCCTCGTGGACCTTGACGAGAAGCGCAGTCTCCTCAGCCAGAGTCTCCTCAACCTTGAGGGTTGCCTTGGAGGCGAGAACGGTGGTACCGATAAAGCCAACGGTACCAGCGGCGGTCAGAATGGTGGGGGCGTGCTTGCTGAGTACCAGTCCAGCGCGTCCGGCGAGACGGGTGACAATTCCGAGATTCATTTGATACGTCCTGCTTTCTTGAGTCGAAGGTAGATAGCGATTGCCTGGTCGTCTTCCATGCGTTCAACACGGCGACGCCACTTGTCTGAGAATGGGTAGGCGGCGATAAGCTCAAGCCGCACTTGCTGAGGATTCATCGTGCATTGATGTGGTCAGGTTTCGGGAGCTGAAGCATGTAGCCACGACGGCTACGGATCACCGACATGTACCGGGCCGAAGTCCAGCCCCAGTTCTCGTCAGTGTATTCGGTAGTGATACCGCAGAGATCGTAGAGATCGGCGACGGTGGCAAGCCCGTACTCCTCGATGATGTCTCCAAGTCGGTCGATAACGAGATAAGCTTCATCTCGGGACTCGAGCTCGATCTCTGAGAAATCATGGTATCGACGTGTACGAGGAGAAGCGTCTCGGCGATTGCCTGGTGCTGAGCCTGGTCGAGAATATGATCCGTATGAGACACGGGACCCCCCGGACGAGCTGCGAGCTCGAGGAGAAGACTCTCCGAAGAGGAGACGTTCGATGCCCTGACTGACCAGATCCGAGAGTGTGTTCTTGATAGCAGGGATCGTAACATCGTAAAGTAGATACTCGCCGACATTGTGGATATCCTCTCCAACGAAAGCAGATACGGCCTTCGTTCCGAAGCTAGACTTCTTCTTGGTGACGGTGGCAGTGGTGACCTGCTCAACCTTCTTGCGCTCAGGGAGCTTGCTGTTGGATGGGAGGTTCGGACGGATTGGTGCGTTAGCCAAGGTGGCCCCTTTCAAGGAGGTGGGGGCCCCAGATTTCTCCAGGGCCCCCAAATATGGATCAGAGGTTGTTGAGCTCAGTCTCCTTGAGCTTGTCGTCGAGCTCCTTGTACTTCGGATCCTGCTGAACCTGCTTCATGATCTTCTCAGGAAGGATACCGTTGTAGAACTCACGGACGAGAGACGGGTTGTCCATGAGCTGGTCGAAGAGCTCCTCGTACTCAGGCGAGTTGAGGAAGGACTCCTTGATCTGCTCGGACTTGACGAAGCGCTCACCCTGACGCTCACCGTACGAGGTACCGATGAGGTCGTCGAAGAACTTCATCATGGTGTACAGATCCTCGTTGTCGATCGCAGCCTGAAGCCACTTCTCGAAGTTGGTGACGTTGTCATACCGCTTGATGAAGTCGAACATCTCACGGCGAGACATGTGGAAGTAGAGCTTCTTGGTGGTGGGCTCGTCGTCGAAGATACCACGAACGCGGATGATGTGAGAGAACATAGATGGTTTCCTTTCAGTTGATCTTGAAGTAGTTTTCCTTAGGTGCGACTAGAAAGTCGACCGTAAGTACTGGCTCACCCTTTTCAGTGAGCTGAGAACCAAACTCGACGGAGAGGGAATTCGGTTCGGACCATCCAACCAGTTCACCGGCTGCAATAGGTGGAAGCCCAAGGCCGTTGTAGAACTCGTTGAGGGAAGCGTAGCACTCAAGGTTGAGCTGCCCATTAATGTTGTTCTCGACTCGACGGATGGATTCGATGTCGGACTTGAAATACCGCCCCGAGAAGATGTCATAGCAGAGAACGTCCCCTCCCCCGGCCACAAGAATAGTTCCGGGATGTGGTTCGCCAGCTGCCGATACCGATTTCTCTGCAACGCGGGCCTTAATCTTCTCGCGGTCCTTCGGCTTAACCACGTCCGCCACCGCTTCTCGATATCGCTTAAACGCCGCCTCCGAACCTGTGTAAGCCAGTGCGAACGCCGCTCCACGAGAGTACTGAATACGATTCGCCGCGATGATCGATACCAGAGTGCATACGCCTGCGATGGCCGGGGGAATATATACTCGATATGATACTGCGAACTTCTCCTTCCAAGAGAGGTCCTCGGGTGAGCGAAGATTGGCTTCACAGTAGTCTGCAATCTTCTCAACTGCGAGCGTAGTAGACTTCGCCGTGAGTACGGCCGTAGCAACGGTCCCGACGCATGCCGAGGCCGTGAGAATAGCCGGAGCGTTTGCCTTGAAGAATTGCGTAACACCGTTCGCATTGATCACTTTTCCTCCTTGCTCATTCGGATGTTGATCTTGTCTTCGCCAAGACCCGGGAATGTCGTACGGGAGATCTCGAGCTTGGCGAGATGTGCTGCAACCTCCATACGGATGAGAGACTCGATGTCCTTTCGAGTCAGAACCCCCTGCTGCTTGATGGTCCGATCAATCTCTCGACGGAGGTCAGACGTGATAACGAAGTCCCCTCGAGGCCCCTGCTCTCCGTCATACCCACGAGGACCACGCTCACCGGGATCACCCTTCGGTCCAGGAGGCCCCTGAATAACCTTGACCTTACACCACTCAGACTTGAAGATGTAGGTGAAGACTCGAACGATGAGAGTCATGATATTGATCCAGAGGATGATGATAGAAATCGCTCCGATAATATACAGAGTCCACCAGATGATGCTCACTTGTGCTTCCTTTCAACTCGCTTGAGGCGGGGCTTCAGTTTGTAGTTCTGCGGATTGTTGACGCAATCCAGGATATAATCCGGCGTAAACTCCCAAACACCATTCTCCCGAGGGTAGTGTCGGAAATCGATGGAGTCGGCAGCCATTCGGCGCAGATACTCCCGTCGGTCGTCTCCTCGTGAATATGCACGAGCTTCTCCGGTCGCTCCATCAACACCGAGGTAGAGTACGGACAGAGCGTCTCCAACGACGATGTCTGCGTGCTTTGCCAGGAGCTCCATAACTCCTCCGGGTGTGAGGATGACGCAGCGGTTCGTCTTGGATGCAGATCGGACCAGTTCGTCTCGAGGAACGCCATACCGCCAGCCTCGGAAGGTCTCGACGCAAAGGAGGTCACCCCGTACTTCCCATTCAGCAAAGCTTTGATCTTTGAGGAAGTAGTAGGAAGATAGGTCCTCTCCCACACGCTTAGGTCGGGTCGTTGCAGTGCGGACTGCATGGTACCCCTCATTCTCAACCAGCTCCTTCTGGAATGTGGACTTGCCTGAACAACTTGGACCGAGAAGTACGACTAGCATTTCACTCCGCCGAGATCGTGTAGAGGATGACTGTCATGGCCGCCAGCAGGAAACCGATCGCGGTCACCACAAGCTTAGCAAAGAAAGAGATAGCTGTTAGCCAAACCATCCAGGTGGCAAAGCTGATGGCTCCGAAGACGATCAGGAATATGAGGCTGATGAGAATGTAGTAGATCGGTGGCTCCTCGAACATATGTGCTCCTTTCTAGCTCGAGAAAAGCCTATACCCCAAGTCGGGGTATAGTGCTGAATTACCAGCGGTTGATCTTACGATCACGGCGCGCGATGAAACGCTGCTGAACACCAACAACGTGCTTCATCCGGGAGTTCGCACCCCTGCCAATAAAGCAGGAGGCGAGAACAATTCCGAGGATGAAAACAGCGCTCTTGATGACAGAAACGATGATGCGGGTCATGAGTGGTCCTTTCAAACGGAGGGGTTTCAATATAGGACCGGTTTTTCTCGCGGGTCTTAGAAAAGCCTATATCCCAAGTCGGGATATAGGATGAGGTCTCAGTCGGTCTCTTCAGAGGCTTCGATCTCGTCGAGCTCATCGAGGTCATCGTGCTCAAGCTCTTCGGGCTCGTCCGTGTCCGGAACCGAGCGGAACGCCATGAGGGTGAGAGCGGTACCAGCTGCGAATACAGCGGCGCCAGCAATCAACTTCTTGGAGTTGCGCTTGATAGCGGGCAGGACAGCGTCCTTGTTGAACTTGAACTCGACGATCTTCTCGTTGGTCTCAACGGTTGAGTCGTGGGTCTCAGTCATGAGGGTTTCCTTTCAAATTAGAGGGGTCTCATATAAGGCATGGTTTTTCTCGCGGAAATCCTATATCCCAAGTTGGGATATAGGCGAAGTCACTTGGAGAAGCACTTCAGAGCAAGTTGCATGAACTCTTCGTCAACCGTGTCATCTCGGAGTGCTGCGTTCTCTTTCTTGAGCTGAATAACAAGACGTCGGTATTGTTCGGTCTTGAACTTCTGCTCTTCGTGAGCGACAGCAAACCAGATGGCCATGATGGTAATCAGAGCGAGTGCAATGTAGGTCATTGTGGTTCCTTTCTAAGGGTCTTCAATATACCCACAGATTTCCTCGCGGAAAGCCTATACCCCATGGCGGGGTATAAACTTGAGTCACTTCTTAGAGGCTCGATACACGGCTAGGAGGTCGTCTACAATCTTCTCGGCATCCGACTCGATATTCTTACTGAGCTGTGCGTAGTACTTCTTCTTGTACTCGTCTCGCTCATTGGTCATTTCATAAGCGAGGTAGAGGAACAGAAGGGTAGTGCACACAGCTGCAGCAAGGAGAATCGACAGGATGACGATAGTGGTGATAGCGGCGGCAGTCATGAGTGTGTCCTTTCAGAGTAGGGTCTTCAATATAGGACAAGTTATACTTGCGAAAAAAAAGATAAGCCTAGATCCCATGGCGGGATCTTTGGCTGGAAGGTGGTAGGATCAGAAGTTCCAGGTCTTCTTCTTGCCAACCATCTCGGCGACAATCAGCAGGGTGCCGATGACGACGAAGGGGGCGATGACAAGAGCGAGGAGGGTGGTCATTGTGGTTCCTTTCTAAGGGTCTTCAATATACTGTGTGTTATTTCTGCGACTCCTGTGACTGGTGTGAATAAGCAAAAAAAAGATAAGCCTAGATCCCATGGCGGGATCTAGTACTGTGTCAGAGGTAGTAGTGGTCGTACTGCTCAGAGCTCAGTCCAGTAGCAGCAAGCTCCTCGGCGTAGTCGAGGGCGGCCTGTGCAGCGGCGGGAGAGAGGTTCATGAGAGTGTCCTTTCTATGACGGGTTTCAATATAGAGCCCGTTTTTTACGCGAAAAAAAAAGATAAGCCAAGCCCCCCATGCGTATAGCACAGGGGGCCTGACGAATCTCAGAAGGGTTTAACCTTCATGATCAAACCAAACGCCTTCGAGCTGACGACTGCAAGTCGCTCGTACTGGAGGACGGCTACGATACCGGCCAGTGAGGTAGCTGCACCGAGAATTGCGTCTTTGCTGAGCTTCTTGCTCTCGCCAAGGGCTTTGGCTTTTGCAAGAGTCTCAACATTTCGAGCAATTGTGGTGTAGTCCTCACTAGAGGGATCGTGAAGCTCGGCCTCCTTCAGAGCAGCTTCAATTGTCTGCTGAATGGGGTCAGGGTTCTTCATGGATGGGCTCCTTTCTAGGGGTTCATTATACCGCAGGTTTTTCTCGCTTAGACCTGCTTGACGTCCAGCGTCACCTTCCCATTCCGGAGCATCTCGGCGACGCCCTGGTCGAAGGTGGCGTGGATCCCCTGGTCCTCAGACACGTGAAGGGCGCCGGAGGGCTGAGTGCCCTGGTACTTGTTGGAGCTCACGCCGAGAAGTACACCCAGGAAGGTGTCGATCGCAGCGATCGTCCCAGCAACCTCAGTCGGGTGAGGCAGGTGCCACAGAGCCGCCAGCGTGAGATAGAGCGCGGAGGTAGCCGGAAGGGCGACCAGCGCAACCCACTTGAGGATGTCGTAGGACTTGTTGTTCAATTTACTCTCCTGAAGGTGCTTTGCCATATGTCTTCCTCTTAGCCGGGGGTCTAGGGGTGGGGACGACGGGAAGATTCTTGACCTCATTCACTATCTTCTCAGCAAGCCCATTCCCCCCGAACTCGGAATAGGGCTCTACGAGATACTTCATGAAGTCCTCATACTCATCGAGGGTGAGAAATCCTCGATGAAGATATGTCTTCCCGACATATACAATCCGGTCATGGGCCATTCCGAGCAGAAGCCTTGACGTGGCGGACTTCCGCTCACTGCGCTTCATGATCCAAGCCCACATCCCGGAAGATCCCAGAACCGACAGGAATATCGCGAGGACGATGTCGGTAAGGGGGTTGAATCCGAAGTGCTGCATGTTAACCGATCGCTAGATAGGGACGGACCCCGAGGGAATAGTTAATCGGGGCATGGGAGAACTGACCCGTAGACTTCATGTAGACTGCAGTCTGTGCTGAAGCTCGTTCACGAAGCCAGTACTCCTCCTCAATGTTAACAAGGGCGGGGTTGAGCCTGAAGGCGGGGAACTGGTTGTGGTGCATACCCTTGGCGAGGGGATCGTTGAAGATCGATGTCCCCCAGAGCATGGCCTCGTCCATGATATTGATGTGCGGGTTATACCAGCGCCAATCCCTGACTGCGCCGTTACCATCGTACCCAGTAGCGACTCGAGTCCATACGCCAACCATGTTGGACCTGTTGAACAGAGACTCCGCCATACGACTGGCCTGAGTCATAGTAGACTGGTTGAGAGTCGAGTCAACGTAAGAGCGCTGGTCCGGAATGGTGGTAGACCAAGCCTCTCGGAACAGAGACCGGTCTGGGACTACGACGATGTGGTTCTGGCGGAACGGAGGCTCTCCAATGTTCATGAAGTAGTTGAACGCCACAATCCGCCAAGTAACACCGGAGTAGGTCCAGTAGTCACCAAGGTACATCCCGGAGAACGACCCACTTCGAATCGCCTGGAGGTATGGAGTAACCGAGCTACCCAGGGAAGCGCCTCGGTAGATCGAGTTGTGGACTCCCACATTCGAGTCATTGAGCATCCCATAGACAGATCCAGAGTTGGTGAACTTCTCATTGATCTGCGTGATCTTTAGCTCGGTTCCAGCGACCCGGCCCTCGACGGCCTGGATGCGGTCGTTCTGGTTCTTGTCACTCACCTTGAGGTTGGCGACATCGGTCGAGGTGTTACCCCCAGCGTTAGCTAGAGCGTCTCGAACCGAGTCGAACCAGGTGTTGAACTCGCCCTGGAGTTTAGCCTGGAGGGAATCCAGGTTGATTGTCTCGAGAGGTCCGCGAACATAAGGAGTGCGAGCACTACCCACAAGGTTGATGATGTTCTCGGCAACAATCTGTCGAGAGTTCTTAATGACCTTGATCTGGGCCAGAGCGAAGGTCTGTCGGTCACCGCTGTCCCCGACATTCGGAATCAGGGGTGTAACCGCAGGGGTACCCTGGACGACCTTAATCTTGGCGCCACGGACTGCCTTGGATCGGTCAACCTCAATACACACCAGGTCAATTCGGTCCAGCGTTGCGTGAGAACCAGTGATAGATACTGTCTCGTCGCCCGAGTTCTCTACCCATCGGTTGTTCAGCCAAGCCTTACCAGCGCCGACATAGACGGACATACCGTTGTTGGTAGGTCGTACTCGGAACTTGTCCCCCACGTTCGGGAAGACTCCCGGTGCGATGATGCCGTCGAAGAGCGATCCGAACTGGTCGGCATCGTATGTCCGGTCACCATTCACCGAGTTGTAGAAACCGCTAGAAATGGCCATGCATTAATCCCTTTCTCGAGGAGCAATGACCTCTCCGGGGCCACCGCGAGTGAAGTCAATACGGAAGCCGTCACCATTCCACTTGGTACGAGACGACATTGAGATAGTGGGAACTCGAGAGAACCCACTACTGGACCAAGACTCAGTCATCTCAGTCAGCTGGCACTCAATTGGCTCTGCGTTGCTGCCCGAGGGGACGTAGTAGAAGATATCTCCGACATCGAATCCAGTACGGTACTCGACATTGGAGAAGCTATTGATCTTACCCGAGATCATCTTGAGTGGGGTATACTTCGGGAACATAGCGTCCAGAACCCAGAAGGGATACCACACCTCGCTCAGAGAGGTGATATGCTTCCGCTGAAGATCGGTAAGCGCTTTCCAGTCCTTGATAGAGTAGGGCTTGTGGACCTGAGTATTATCCCACAAGACCTCTCGTCGAGTAATTGGATTCTCGGACCGCAGCGTGTGTGCCCGAGTGTGCGTGCTACCGTCAGCAATCCACTTCAGATCCACATCGCCGGAGTCCCAGACTTCATAGATCGTACTCTTCTTATCGACAATAGAATCCACCGACTCGAAGTCAGAGAAGTTGTCATTCTCCTGAGCGAGTGTAATCGTATTGATGAGATGTGGGGCAGTTACGTAACAGTGAATACCCTGGTTCTCGAGCTTGATCTTGTAGAATAGAGAATATCCGTTCGGCTTACACGCCGACAAGACGTTCCGGAACATCTCCGAGATGGGTGCTCGGTCGTAGATGATCCACTTACCATCCTGGATCTTCTGCCCAGTGTCGTTGACGTAGGCCATCTGAGACACTCGAGTTTCCCGGTGGAAGTTGAAGTTATCGATCCTACGAGCAGCTTCTGCATCCTTACCAAGATGCGCATGGGCTAAGTTTTCAGCAGTCATCTGAGCATTGAACTGGCCGTTCTTGTCGGGCTCAATCCACTGCCTGTGAGGTAGGACTCTCCACTCAAACATCGACTCGAGAGAGCGCCCGGTATACTTGTGGAGGTAGACACCGTCATCCTCCTGCTTCACCGTAGCCGTCTCGATGACCATGGCGGTAGAGGTGTCGTCTCGAATAAACAGATTCCCAAGACTGTACTCGTACCCAGGTTGATCCGAGTAGAGCTGGAGCTCGAACTGGCCATAGTCATAGGCCCGCTCGGTCCAGTTGAGGGAGTAGAAGTTATTCGGAACCTCAATCCACGAATTGTAGTTATGAAGGAACGCGAAGAACAGCTGCATTAGATCCCCCTATAAAGTGTATCGTATTCCATAGAGACGTTCACGTCGTCAACGCCTCCAGCATACTGAAGGGCGATCGTGTTGATTCCCGGATGCATCTGAATCCAGGTACTACCTGGCGCCAGAACACCGGTGATGTAGGACTTCCTACCCCGAGCCTGGTGAGTGATTGACTTCTTACCGGGTCGGGTGTCCACAACAATACTCTCTCCGGCATAGAAGTTTCCAGCTCGAGAGATGGACATTGTCTCGTTGAAAGTCGTATTACTCAGAATAAGGTTACTAACCGTACCAAGGAACTCGACGGTGATCGTAACACCGGCCGGGTAGTCACCAAGGTATCTGATGTCCTTACCCGAGGAGTTGGTCATGTCACCGAACTTGAGCTTGTGGTTGTCCTGAGAGAAGAACGGGAACTCGAAGGTGGGTGTGTTGTCATTGAAGCCCACAACCTTCTGGATCTGAGTAGCGGAGGACTTCCAATACGGGTCCAGCCCAAGAAGGGAGACCTGGATCTCCTGCCGCTCAGAGAAGATGTTCGGCTCGACGGACTCGACGATGAAGTCGGAGTGCACGTTAAGCCAGTCGGTTGTCACACCGAGAGTAATGGTCTCCCCGACTCCGAAGTAGGAATATGTCTTGAGTCGGAGTTCCTGAATGTCAGTCCCCCAGGGGATCAGAGTCAGTACCACAGTACGAGTACCAACCCTGATCCCCTTAAGGAACGCTCCGTCCAGCAGGGCGAATCCATCAGTGCTGATGTCCGCCTTTACTGGCCCCAGACCAGTAATCTCCTTGACCGCGACCCCCGACTCGTAGGGGTTCGTGATGTCGATGGTTAGACGATCCCCCGACTTTGTCGTGGACGAGATCTCTGAGATCATAGTGTCAACTTGTCCTTTGCCATAGCAAGCTGAGTGTTGGTGTTGCGGTAGATAGTAGCCGCATCCAGCGCCTCAGGCGAGTTGTTGGTCTGGTTGAAGGTGATGTTTGTAACACCATTTTGACTATTCTTGTCAGAATTGTCAACTGCGATCGGAGCAGGAGGTCGAGCAGCATTAGCTGCCTGAGCTGTGACTCCGATGGCGGGCATGAAGTTGTTGATGCCCTTAGCCTGCTTCTGCATCTCGGTGAGGTCCAGAATAGGCTTGATTTCCGGCTTGAAGGATGGGTCGTCCTCGATGAGTTCGTTTACTCCGTCGAGCGCCTTTGACATAGCGTCGTAAGCTGCGCCAGCCATACTACCGCCGGCATCAGCAACACGATCACCAGTATCCTCGATACCTATAGCAAGACCCTCACCGACATATCCTCCAAGTTCCATCATCAGTCGAGAAGGAGAGTGGATCTTGAAGTAGCTCTTGACCTTGTTGTAGCCCTTCTTGGCTACGTTCAGCATAGACTCACCGAAGCTCCAGGCCTTGGATGCGAGACCGTTGGTCATACCGTCGACAATAGCCCAAGCAATCTCTCGACCAACCTTGTTGAAACGAGGAGCGTACTTGTTAATAGCATCGCGAACACCTTCAAGAAGCTTGAGGACTGTCCACATACCCTTGTCAATGATCTTCGGACCATTCCTAGCAATTCCATCAAGGAAGTTGAGGATGACGTTGGTGGCAGCGTCAATGACCTTGCCGATGTTGTCAGCAATTCCGTTCAGGAAGTTTGCCAGGATCGTGGCGCCCTTTTCGCCGAACTCGTAGGCATGGTTAGCCAGCTCAGTGAGCATCGCCTGGATCAGGATGAACAACGTTGCGACAATGCCAGGGATGTTGGCATTAATGGCATAGATGATCGCTCCAAGCAATGCTGCCATGGCCACCGCCAGCTCAGGGGCCTTTGCTCCTAGTGTGATGATGAAGTTGGCAATAGCTGTGGCCACATCGATCGCCACCTGGGGCAGAATCGCCGCAAGCTGCTTCAGTCCCTCGGTCAAGACCAAGAATGCCGCTGCACCGGTTGTGGCACAAATACCCAACACAGCGGCAAAGGCCGCCATACCGATTGAGATCGGAAGTAGTGCCAGACCTAGCGCTAGTAGTGCCGCAGTAAGAATAATCATACCGACCGCGAAGTACTGGGCGCCAGCAGCGGCCGCCACTAGGATCAACATACCGCCTGCGAGAGCGATAAGTCCGATCGCGAGCTGAGTCCAGGTGATTCCAGACAGGGTCTTCATTGCTGAGGCCAGGGCCAGGAATGCGATAGAGGCGATCCCTAGAGCAATTCCACCTTCCTTGAAGGCATCTGCTGCCGCCATTGAAATGGCCAGAATCGCCAGACCTGCTGCTAGAGCAATGAGTCCCTTAGCTAGCGTCATGATATCCATGTTGCCGAGAATGGCCACTGCTCCAGTTAGAACAATAACTGCCGCTGACATAGCAATGATTGCAGCGGCGCCTCGAGCATTGGCTCTGCCTGCAATTGCCATTGCAATCGACAGCTCGGCAATGATAACGCCAAGGGCAATTACGCCCTGGAGAAGCTTTCCGGTATCCATCGTCCCAAGCATCCAGATAGCCGCCACAAGGATGTTGCAAGAGACAGCCAGCGATAGAAGAATCGCAGCGCCCTTACCCATAAAGGGGTCCTTACTAACGACCATCATGAACCCAGACAGAATCGCCACAACCGCAGCGAGGGTTACGACCCCCTGGATAGCCTTACCGGTATCCATGGATCCAAGCGTGTATACTGCTAGAGACAGAATAACACAGGCTGCAGCCAGAGCAAGAAGGATTCCAGCGCCCTTTTCGACTCCCTTGGTAGCAGCCATCTTGGTCATGAACTCCTGCATGGTCATCATCAGGATCTTCATGGCAGCAAGGCCGACAACGGCACCCTTGAGGTCCATGCCAGCTAGGATTCGAACAGCAGTTGCCATCAGGATCATTGCGGCACCCATAGCAATGAGCATAGCCACAATACGAACGCTGTCATTCTTGAAGGCCACCATCTTAGTCATGGACTCAAGCATGTCATCCATCATCTTGAAGAGATACTTCAGGACAGCCAGTGTGACGAGGAGCTTAGGAGCCGGAACAAGAGACATCAGTATCAGCGCCCCGGCAAGAACACCGAGAGCAATTGCGATTGTCAGAAGAGCCTTGGCTTTAACCTTCTGCTCGAATGCCTCGAGGACTCCGCCGAGCTTATCGAATACATCGCCGAGTTTGTCAGCGACGTTTCCGATCTTGTCGAAGTTCTCTTTGAAGGAGTTGATCCATCGAGTAAAGGCGATGAGGACTCCACCACCAATAGCCCCGACAAGGATCTTGCCCATGTCATAAGACTTGAGGTTGGAGTTTGCCTGACTCATCGCGGTACCGATAGAGCCAAATGCATTCTTAGCACCTTCCTTCACCTTGGGGGCGAAGGTGTTAACGACAAAGTCCTTGAACTCGACGAACTTCTGCTTGATAGTGTCGAAGAGTTCCGGAAGGTGTACGGCTTGAGCGACCTGCTTAATGTCCTCAAACCACTTCTTGAGGAAGTTCTCCTTAGCGGCCTGACCTGTCTCCTTAGCAGCCTGGGCTGCGGCAGACCCAACCTCCGAAACTGCTCCCGCAGCTTCCTTAGCCTTGGCCTTGACCTCACCGTGACCGTTAACCCAGTCGCGGAATGAGACCGCTACTTCCTTAACCTTACCGCCGATGTCGGAGAAAGCCTTACCAAGGTGGTCCCAAACACTACTATTTTGAATAGTGTTCCACGTATCAACAAGTGCATCCTTCAGCTCAATGAGCTTCTCCTTGAGCCACTGGACCTTCTCAGAGATCTTGAGCTTCTGACCGAGTTCATCGAACTTGGTTCCCAGAGAAGCGACAATTGCCTCAGCCGAAGACATGTCTCCTAGGTTGAAGCCCTGGAAGTAGTCGGACAAAGCGGCTTTGCCGGAAACCAGCTTAGCCTTTAACTTGTCTCCGACGCTTCCTGCGAACTCATTGATCTTGGACTTGGCCTTGTCTACTCCGCTGTGGATGGAATCCATCGCGGCAGAGAACTCTCGACCGATAACCGAGTTCTTAAGAGCGTCCTTGACGAGTCCGAACTTCGAAGCGAGGTTCTTAAGCCCCTCTCCGGCACCCTTGACCTTTCCTGTGAAGTCGATCCACATAATGAAGTCATGGATCTTGTCTGAAACCCACTTGATTGCCTTACCGACTAGGTCAATCGGAGGTAGGAGCAGCTTGAGTATCTTTCCGCCAAGGTCTAGCTTGGTGAACCACTGGTCAAACCAGTAGATCGCCTTGCCAATTACCTTCGTAATCTGGAATACGCCAGAGTTGATCCCTGTGAACGCTGGGAATAGTGCGCTGATAATGTGTGAGGCGACCGTGAAGATAACTTGAGCTACCTCGCCGAGGATGGTGGCGAAGATATGGAAGATCGAGAAGACCCCTGTGAACGTCCACTCAAGCTTCTCGGCAAAGTTGTTCGTGATGATGAGCTTAGACGTGAAGTTCTCAAACGCCTTGGTGATGCGAACAAGACCTTCGGCACTAGCGTTCATGAATACTCGTCGGAAGGCAGTACCGATCTGGCCGAGTACCTTAACTATAGCCCAGAAGATATTTGCAAGACCCTGAACGAGGGCGGTGCGTCCACCAAGGTCCTTCCACATCTGGAGGAACCCATTTCGAGCATCGGCGCTAGACTTAATTACCCCACCCAGCCAATCACCAATAGAGGTGAAAAGGACTGATGCCTCTTCGAAGTCACCAAATAGGATCTCGAACGTCTCTGCCCATCCAGAGCCAATAGCTTCCTTAGTGGTATCTACTAACTGACTAAAGGTTCGGATCTTGGTCGCAGCATCAAACGCACCTTGAGCGAACTGCTTGAGTTTATGGGCCTGCTCCTCTGAGTAGCCCATCTCGACAAGTTGTGCCTCAGAGAGGTCATTTGTCAGAGCAGTCAGAGTGGTCGTCATGACCTGAGCAGTAAGCCAGTCTTCCTTGAGAGACTCTCGGAAGTTTCCGTCTTTAGCAATAGCCTCATCATAGCCAGTACCCATCATTCGGGAGGTCTCGATAAGGGCATTCCTGAATGACTCACCGCCCATACCTGCCTGGACTAGCGAGTTCCAGTCCTGAAGGTGGACAGCGCCAGCCGCGATAGCCTGCGAGAGCTGGGTGTACGCAGTGGCGGTCTGCTGGGCAGTTGAACCCGAGGCCGCTGCGAGGTTGGACAGACCCTTAATCGACGCCACAGAGGTTTGTAGGTCAACGCCTGCGGCGGTGAACAGACCAATGGCGTGAGTCATGTCACTGAAGCTGTACACCGTCTTATCAGCATAGGTGTTCAGCTCGGCCAGAGATGTCTTAACCTCGCTGAGGGTGGTCCCCTTCTCAACTGTGTTGGCCATAATGGTCTGAATGGCTCTCATTTTGAGCTCATACTCATTAAAGCCATCTTTGATGGTTCCGATGAAGCCGGAGACCACGCTTCGACCCGCGTTTAGTGCTGCGACACCGATTCCGCCGAATGCAGTTACGGCAAGACCCTGCATGACGGTCATGTTCTTGCCGATATCGAGGGCCTTCGTGGCCAGATCGCCTAGAGTCGTATTCTTAGCTATCTCGCCAATTCGAGAAAGACCGTCTGCAGCCCCCTGCATCTTCAAGGAATCCTTGAGTCGGTCCATGCTGGACGCGGATTCCTTGATTGCGGACAAGAACTGCTTGTTGTTCATCTTGAGCGAGACTACCCGCTCATCAATAGTTGCCACTACTTAGTGACCTCCTTCCAGGCCTTCTTCGCTATCTTGTCGAATACGGGCCTGATAGCGGGATTGATGTAGTCTCGGCCGACGACATACCCGCCATTACGAGTACCGTGACCATATTGCAAGATGACGGCGATGTTTACGCCGTTGTTTACATGTGAGTTAGTCCAGGTGATCTTCCAGTTCTCGCCAGTTCTGGTGACTTCATAGTTCCAGCTAGCTGCCGTCTCGCCCGACCTGGAGGGGGTCGCCGCCTTGAGAGCAGAAACCCCCTCCTTGCCGAACTGATTCATGATCAGAGCCAGGTCTAACTTCGTCATTCTGTCAAACCAATTCCTGGTGAGTTTCCAGTCTCCCTGACTCTCGATCGTGATCATGATTCTCCTAGACTAGAGATTCGGAGTAGATGTTAGCCACTCCGGAGACCATGCATCCGACAGCACCCTTGGCTAGGGCGTCATCGTACGCTTGCCTTGTCGGGCAGATGTGCCCCCATACGGGCTTTCCGAGGGCGGTAGTTCGTCTCCAAACCTCATCGCTGGCTTCCCAGGACATACCAATGTAGTCCCAAGGTTTGTGCCATTCGTTGATCCGGCCATCAGTTACCTGATCTGGATACGAGTATCCCCAGCACTTCCAACCATCCGCCTTCCACTGATTAGCCAGCCATCCGGCGTCGATGGAGAACTTCCAGATGATTCGACCGTGGGCATCGGTCGGGAAGAACTTCTTCAGCTCCTGCCACTGGGCGGCAGAATACTTCGGATCGAGTACAGTGATATGGCTTGAGCCGTAGGCCGCGAAGTACTCCTCGACAGTCATAAATGGCTCGCCGATGGTGTGGTACTTCTGGATCTCCGCCCATGTCATCTCGGTGACGGGGGTATCTGGAGCCGTCTTATCCACACGCTGGAGGGTTCTGTCGTGGTTCAGGAACCACACGCCGTCCTTCGTCTTCTGGCAAGACACCTCTAGCGCGCCTGCACCGTACATTACAGCATTGGTGTATGCCCGCATGGATGCCTCAGGCCAGCTGACTGATCCTCCTCGGTGAGCGATGAGGAACCCGCGAGTGTCCATCATGGTGTGTATATCGGAGTATCCTATTGGCACGGCACGCATGGTAGACGGTTGTAGTTCTCCATTCCAATATACGAATACCGGATTGGAATTTCCAGAATCGGTAATCTCTATACCCGGAACAACTACGGCTGGAGGTTCTGGATTCTCTTCCTCAAGTTCTACCCAGGCATAAGCCTTAGCGCCGTACGAATCCTTCACTGACGAAGCCAGTGCTCCGATGGTCATCGACCACGAGGATCCTCGGTTACGTTTACCGCCTCTAGCGATTGGGTCGGTACCTGGGGGATACCATACTGGTTCATCTCGAGAAGATGGTGCGTGATATTGTACGGCTAATAGATTTTTCTTGGTCTTATCGAGAGTGGGAATACCTGGTTGCCAGGTATGTATCTTATACTTGGATGCCCCGCCGATCGAGAATAAGACAAAGTTCTCTCTAGCATTGGTGGCGGCATCACTATTGAACTTGAAGTCGCCATCGAGATCAGCTTTTGTAGCCCGTTTTACAGCTACATACCCAGATCGCCCACCGGCGTCACGGTTGTATTGGAAATCCCAGCCAGCAGGAGGTCTGGCTTTGGTGTCTCCAAACTGTGAAGCATAGAATACAACTATAAGGTCGCCGATCTCAGCACGGGTACTTCTTAGCGAAGTAGTACCAAAACCATTAGCCTCAGATCCGCTACCAGTAGCTAAATGGACATGCAATCCTGGCTTAGGCGTCTCATAGACGTTGAAGTTGTGGATAGTGATATCTTGGGCCGTACCAGGAACCGCAATGGATGGCGTCCACATTGGATAAGCGTTGTTCGGAAGTTCAAAGTCGAACTTGATCGCCGCATTAGTACCGCCCCGGATATTCCAGGTAGTGATGAAGTCCTGTTTATCGGTCTTCTGCTTACCTGCCTGGAACCAGTTCGCTCTCATAGCGAGCTGGGTATCTCTATCCGCTGTATACGTTATCTCGACCGTCCACTTACGATCACCGACGGTATAGGCAGCACTCTCGAATGGGGTGGAGCTGGATCCCTTTCGGATCAGACGCCCGTCACCTATTCGAGCGCCATTACCTCCCCACCATGTACCAATTACTGGGAATACGCTAGCCATTACTTGGCCCGCCTAACAATCACCGTCCCAGACGGAGTCCCTGCTGGCACAGGGTCATCAGGTCCGAGGACAATCATCTTTGGGACCTCCGGAATCTTGAGATTGTCGACCTTCAGCTTGAGCTTCAGATACCCCTTGAGCCACGGAATGATCAGCTCACGGATCTCGGCACCCGGAGGGTTCTCGTACGGGTTCCCCACTGGGTGCCACTGGCCACCATTTTGAGGATCCTCGACAAGGAAGCCATCGGTGACGTAGAGGTGGCTGATTGCGAGGTTGTCCGCCTTGTCGAAGACCTTCTGATAGTTCTCCGAAGTGACGGAGTGAACCACTGCCCACCATCGAGTGGACGGATAGGCCTTCATGTGATCCGGAAGAATCGGAGATGTCGGATCCTCCTCAAGGAACTTTGTAGCGGTACCCTCGAACATCATGCAGACATCAAAGTCGAGGTTACACACCTCCTGGGAGATGTTGGATCCGGTGTTGATCGCGATGACGAAGTCCAGTCCGTTCTCACGGCGGATCGTGTCAATAAGATCCTTATACCACGGAATCCGATCCTTCCGAGCATCCCAGCCGTTGATAACCTCATCGAGGAAGACGCCCTGAACCAGGTCGCCATACCAATGCTTAGCCCGCTTCAGCTGCTCAAGGATGTATTCCTTGGTGAACTTTGCAGCATTGGGAATACCTCGGTTCTCCTCAGCATCAGGATTAATGGCGGCGCCGTACTGAGTCTTGATGTAGAACAGTACCTTCTTAGCACCAGCGCCGAGAGCGAGCTCACCCTGCTTCTGGAAG